GGAAGACGAGTTCAAGGACTGGCTGCGCAACACGCAGACGCGGACCGGGGCGGGCAAATCCGGCAAACGCCCGGTGCTGAAGATGACCGGCCGGGTGGCTGATACCGTTATCCAGTTCGACTGGGATCTGATCACCATCGACATCCTGCGGCTGGCCGAGCCGCGCGCGCTGGCGATGGTCGAGCGCTTCCCCGACAAGTGCGCCATCGTGCCGGCCTGAGCGTCTTCACCTTGCCGATAGTCAATGGCGATTGCGTGAAACATGCTTGAAAATGCTTGTGTAACGCACAAACCACAATATATAAGCATCTGAGAACGTTACGAAACACGAGGGTAGAATGCTGCACCAGGGCGTACAGGCCATTAACCCCGGTCCGGCCCCGGCGGGCTACATGCTGCGACGCCGGTTCCGGCCGGTGCGCACCGTCACCATCCGGGAGCTTTGCGCCAAACTCGATATCTCGTTGATGACCGTGCACGGCTGGCGCGCGGGCAGCCCCTGCCGGCGCCAGTTGCCGAGCAGCGTGACAAAGGTCGGGAGTGCGAACCGGGTGTCTCTGTCCGCCGACGAGATCACCGAATGGCTCGCCGAATACCGCCCGATGCCCGGAGGCAAGGACCTCTACGCCCTATGGACCTCGCAAACCTAAAGCTCTCCGCCGACGACGAGCGCAAGCTGTATGCCCAGCTGGCGCACCGGTACGGGCGCGTTGACAGCAAATACGGGTCGCTGACCGAGGACGAACAGTTGGTCTGGGACGCGATCAACGAGGCGATGGGCATCGCCCGGCCGCTCGCCCACGTCATGAAGTCGGCGCGCAAGCAGGACCAGATCACCCGCGACGAGCTCGCCGAATCGGTGCGCTACGTCATGAGTTGGCTCGACCACGGCTGCCGGCGCCGGCCGATCAGCCGGACGCAGCGGATGGCGATCCTGTCCACCGCGATGGAATGCCTGGCGCGCTTCGTCAGCCGCGGCGGGGCGCCGCAGTCGCACGCCGCCATGCTGCGCCATCTCGATCAGCTGCCGATCGCCGTCGATCGCGGGTTTCCCGGGTATGCTGAAGCCGGCATTCTGGATGCCATGGCGCGGGTCGCGGTCGCCGCCTGACCGTCCGGCTGCCGGTTGCAGTTCAAATAACATGTTATTATAAAGCTCTCCTGTTGCCGACAGGGGAGCTTTCATGGACTGGATCCAGTCTCCACTCGTCATTGCAAACGACCACGACACGCCGCCACCATCCTCCACGGTGGAGGCCATCTCGAGCGAAGGGGAATGGTGGCAGGTCTGCGCGGCGGAAGGCGCCGCAATGGCCGCGCAGGTGCGGCAATCGGAACAGGCGGAGGACGCCCGGCAGTGGGTTCGCGCGGATCTGCTCTACCGCTATGCCCGCGCCACCGGCTGGGCCCATGGCAGCCTGAAGGCGCTGGTCGGTTCGGCGAAGTTCCAGGCGATGACGATCTTCACCGGTATGAAGTACGGCACCGCGCGCAATCTGAAGTCGATCCGGGCGAAATTCCCGCCGGAGGCCCGACAGGGGCTGTCGGTCTCGCACTGCCGCATGCTGTCGCCGCTGGCGGAGGCGCAGCAGCATGAGCTGCAGGACTGGTGCTGTGCGACCGGCGCTTCGACGGCCAACCTGAAGGCCAAGATCGAGGAAACCAACGGGCCGCCGCCGCGGCGGGGGAAGACCACGCCGCCGCTGGTCAAGATGCTCTCGCAGCTGCACAAGCGGGCGGTGGAAACCACGGAGATGCTGCGCGCCGTGCAGGAACACCGCGGCGGGATCGTGCGCCGCCGGGCGATGTCCGGGCCGCTGCGCCAGGCGATCCACGATCTGGATGTCGAGCTCACAGATTTCGAATCCCCCACGGAGTGATACTCCGATACGAAACCCGTTTTTAAGTGATTAAGGATCCATCGCCAACGCACGTACCCGTGTGACGGTGGGTCCTTCTTCACTTATTACGCAAGCGCCTCTGGCCATCCTCGACCTCTCGCCCATAGTTCGGTGAGGATCGAGGAGGGTCATCATGTGGCGCGAATGAAGCAGACGACACCGCGGCGGGAAGTGCTGAACGTGACTCTCGATCCAATGACCATAGCACGGATCAAAGCGCACCGGGCCGCTCATGGGTTCACCAGTGTGTCACTGGCGATCGAGCATCTTGTCTTGTGTGGGCTCGACGCCTTCGACCGCGGCGAATGTCACCGTAACGCGGTGACAATTCCCCCCGTTGGGGACGATCGCTTGCCGGACTCATGAAACGCGCGTAACCGAAAGGTCCGTTGGCGTACAAAAAGGACCTTCCTATGGATTCAAGCACCAACACACCGAACTTCCACGAATACGCTTCAATCTTCCCTCTCCTCGGGCCGGTCCAGCATCAGGAGCTCACAGCGGACATCAAGCTGCGTGGCCTGCTGGTGCCAATCGTGACGTACCACGGTGAGATCATCGACGGCCGCAACCGCTACCTGGCCTGTGGCGAGGCCGGCGTCGAACCGCGCTTCGAAGAGCTGCCTGAGGGGGTCGATCCGCTCAGCTTCGTGGTCTCGGCGAACTACACCCGCCGGCATCTGTCGGAGAGCCAGCGGGCCCTGGCCGCGGCGCGGATCGAAGCGCACCAGGTCGATGCCGTCAGCGCGGCGCAGACCTTCAAGGTGTCGAAGTCGGCGTTAAAGCAGGCTGAGACCGTGCTGAAGCTGGGCATCCCGGACCTGGTCGCCTGCGTCGAAAACGACAAAATCCCGGTCAACCTGGCGGCCAAGATCGCCGCCATGCCGGAGGATGCCCAGGCCGAGGCGACCACGCTGCCGGCGGCTGAGCTGCGCGGCATCGTCAAACGGCAGCAGCGCATCCGCAAGGTCGCAGCCCTGGCGAAGGCCACGCAGGCCGCGACCGACAAACTGGGAGCCGCAGTGTTCCCGGTGCTCTACGCCGATCCGCCGTGGCGGTTCGAACCGTGGTCGGCCAACGGGATGGACCGCTCGCCGGAATACCCGACGATGCCGACCGCCAGCATCGCTGAGATGGCGGTGCCCGCAGCGGAGCACGCCGTACTCTTTCTGTGGTCGACGATCCCGATGCTGCCCGACGCGCTGAAGGTCATGGCGGCCTGGGGCTTCGAATACCGCAGCTCCTTCGTCTGGATGAAGGATCGCGCGGGCACCGGGTTCTGGTGCCGCAGCCGCCACGAGCACCTGCTGATCGGCGTGAAGGGGACGATGCCGGCGCCGGACCCGAGCGACCGGCGGGATTCGGTGATCGAAGCGCCGGTCACCGAGCACTCGGCGAAGCCGGCCGCCGTGCGCACGATGATCGAGCAGATGTACCCCAGCCTGCCGCGGATCGAGCTGTTCGCGCGCGAGCGGCATGACGGGTGGACCGCGCATGGCAATGAGCTGCCTGAAGAGGACACCGAACCGACTGCGGCTGAAGAAGTGGTCGACGACCATGCGGTCTACATTGCCTGATTGACACGAGCCCTATCGCGGTGGTCGTGTTGCACCTCGACTCTGGACGTTCTCTTCCATCGAACCTCCAACCTTTAAGGCCCCTCTATCGGGGGCCTTTTCTTTACCTACATTGATCCATGATCGACTGGCGGCAGCTGCTGGATGAGATCGGCGTCGAGTGGTGGGACCGCGGCGCGAATTGCTCGCGCAACAACGTCAACATCAACTGCCCGCTGTGCGGCGACGATCCATCGCACCATCTCGCCATCGCCGAACACAAGGTCGCCTGGATCTGTTGGCGCGACAGCGCGCATCGCGGCACGTCGGTGCATCGCCTGCTGGTCGCGTTGGGCGTGCCGTACGGTGAGGTCGCCGAGCTGTGCAATCGGCACAATACCGAAGTCGCATACAAAGCGCCGCCGAAGCCGCCACCATCGATCGTGGCTGCCGCCTGGGATCGGTTCGAGCCGGCTGGTGAACACAGCATTTGCATCAGTTATCTGCGCGGCCGGGGTTTCCCGGCACCGGGCTCCACCTGTCGGCTGTACGACCTGCGCTACTGCCGCGAAGGCACCTGGGCGAAGCGGCTACTGATCCCGATCCGGTTGGACGGCGCGGTGGTCAGCTGGCTTGGCCGCGACATGACCGGACGGTTCGCGCCGAAGTACAAGATGCAACAGTCGCAACACGAGGACTTAACTTATTCGCCGCGGATGCCACGTGACGTGTTGGTGGTGGTCGAGGGTTCGGTGGACGCGCTGAAGGTTGCTGTTGCAACAACCGACCGGCCGGTGAGTTCGGTGGCATTGCTGGGGAAGAATTTCTCCACAGCCCGGGTGCGTTACCTGGCGAAACTGGCCAAAGATTGTAAACGCGTGCTGATCGCCCTCGACAGCGACACCAGCATTGTCGATACTGACGCCCTGTATTACGAGCTGAGCAGCCGGGTTCGGTGTGCAGTCGACAACCTACCGATGCCGCGGGGTTATAAGGACGCCGCAGAACTGACCTTGGAACAAATCAATGAATGGCTGGATCCGGTAGTTGGGCGGACTGAACTGTAGGCACCGACCGCGCTGCTGCGACCCCGTCACGATCGCCATCGGCTGCACCCTGCTTGGCCTGCTCGCGCTGCTCTGTATGGGAGTGCTCGGTCATCATGTCTGAAGTCGTGCAGTTCACCCGCCGGCAGGACACCACGATCCAAGTGATCCGCGTCACCGAACTCGATCGGGAATGGCCGCCCCTCGCACTGATCGACTTCATGCACTGGTTCAACGCGCAGATCGCGGATATCCCCAGTCAGCACCTGACAAATGCGGAAGTGGAGTTCGGTGTCGACGAGCACCGGAGCGATCCACTGGCAACGATCACCATCAGCTACACGCGTGCGGAAAGCGATGAGGAGATGCAGGCGCGGGCCCGCGCGGAACGCGAATTCGACGAGGCCCGCGAGGAACACGAGATGAAGCTGCTGCGGAAGCTGCTCGATCGCTATCAACATAAACTGTAGCGAATCGACGTTGAGGTCCGTCCCTGCGTCACCTATAACTCAGTCCATTGATTATTTCTTCAAGGAGATGTCCGAACATGACTGACTACGAGTGCTTGCTCGACGCTGTCGTGAAGCACGATCCGCAGTTCGGTGCACTGCCCGACGAGCCGCATCAGGCCTTCCTGCACCGCCTGGCCGACATGATCGGCAACAGCACGGTGGTTCCCGAAGAGGTCTGGAAGGCGCTGCCGAAGACGGCACAGCTGTGGTACGACGCGACACTGGAACCCTCGGGTACCGGCCTGCTGGAAACGCTGCAGTTCCCGGAAGGCTTCCCGCCCGCGCCGCCACCGCCACCGCCTGTGGTGCGTCGCCGGCCGATCGTGGTCGAACCGCCACCGCGGCTGCCAGTGTTCGAGGAAGTGCTTGGACTGTTGCCGGCGGACTTCGAGAGTCGGAAGCCGACGGAGACCGATCAGGCGCACCTGAAGCGCGTGCTGGACAAGCTGCCGGACGCGATCCCGGACACCACCTCGGAACAGCTGCGCGCCTGGATCACCCTCGCAGACGAAGCCAGAGGGCAGAGCATCGCCGTGCCGCTGCCGGAGGGCTATCCCTCCTTCACCCCGGCTGAAGCGCCTCCAGCCCCCGTCCCAGCCGCCGCAGCGGGCAATGGGCAGCAGCACCAGTTCCTCGACGAGAACGGCGTGCCGCTGACCGGCATCAAGAAGTACAACGCCGAGCTCGCGGCCGGCCTGGTCACCCGCCGCCGGCCGGAGAAGACGAAGAAGGCCGAGAAGAGCACCCGCACGACAACCCGGAAGGAAGCGGCGACGCCGCGCACCGGCCGCCGCCGCGGACGCACGCGCGAGGACACGGCAACCTTCCTGATCCGCGACGCGGTGATCGACGATCCGGCCATCAGCACGGATGCGCTGCAGGAACGGCTGAAGGTGGCCGGCCGGGAGACCACGGTGCCGACCATCGATACGACTAAAGCCTTCGTGCTGCAGATGATCCGGCTGCTGCTACACAAGGGCTGGCAACCGCCAGAGGCGATGGCCGCCAAGCTGGAAGGGGTGTGAACCATGCTGCTGTGCATCGACTGCCAGCACTGTGCGCACGACGACGACGGCCATCTCTGTCGGCACCCGTCCTACCGGAGCCTGGTGACGGGGGCGATGCAGGTCATGCTCTGTGCCGTCGCCCGTACGGAGAAGGGCACCTGCGGTCCGGAAGGACGGCTGTGGACGGCCAAGCCGCCAGGCGAGCCTGGCATGCTGCCACCGGGCGTGCTGGTCACCATCGATCGATAAATGATTGACCGCGGCGGCAACGCAGCTATACAAACGTAGAGGCGGGGGCATTCCCCGCCTCTTTCCTTTTCGGGGCAGTGCATGGTCAAGGCGGCGCAGCTCGATCCTACCCAAGTCGGCTGCGATTTTTGCCCGATTCAGGCGACCTGGCCTGAGCTGCGCCACCCGCGAATGCGGATGTCCGGCAACCGGACCGACCCGCGCGTGCTGATCCTCGGCGAGGCACCCGGCGAGAACGAAGATGCCCGTGGCGCGATCTTCATCGGCAAGTCGGGGACCGAGCTGCGGGCCCATCTGCCCGCGAAGCATCTCGACGAGATCGGCTTCCAGAATACAGTTCGGTGCCGCCCGACCCAGGACGGCAAGAACCGGCCGCCGACCGCTGCAGAGATCCATTGCTGCGGCGCGCTGCTCGAGGAAGACATCGAAAGCCGTCCGTCGATCACCGCGATCCTGGGCTGTGGCGGCGTGCCGCTGCGCCGGTTCGCGCCGGAGCTGACGATCCTCAAGGCCCATGGCATTCAGTTCCCGGTCGAAGTCGCCGGCCGCGCGCTGTGGTTCTTCCCGACGTTTCATCCGTCCTTCGTGTTGCGCATGGAGGCTGAGCGCACCGGCCGAGTCCGGCCAGTGTTCGAACAGGACCTCAAGCGGTTCTGGCGCGAGCACACACGGTGGGGCACGCCGAGCATCGCCCGGCTGTCGCCGGATGACGTGATCATCCCGCGTACGCGCGAAGAGGCTATGGCGCTGCTGGCGCGGATGCAGGATCCGATCGCGGTCGATATCGAGACGGCGGACGCCGACGGCCCGACCCTGCAGCCGTTCTCGGTCGGAGCTTACATCCTCTCGGCGGCGTTCAGCGACGGGCAGACGACGATCGCCTTCAGCGTCGAGCACGAAGAGTGGGACAACCCGTGGGGCTACGACGTACTGCTCAACACCGTGGCGGCGCGGCGCTGGATCGCCCACAACGCCGGCTTCGAGCTCGCCTGGTTCCGCTTCAACGTGCCCGGCGAGCGGTTCGGCCGGTTCGACGACACCATGGCGATGTCGCGCATCTTCCACCGCCGCTCGCTGCTGCCGCTCGACGCGGTGTCGAGGATTCATCTCGGGGTCAACATCAAGGCGTTGATGCCGGTGAACGCCAAGAAGATCCTCGACTACTCCCTGGAGGCGGTGTTGCATTACAACGGCCTCGACGCGCAGGCCTCGGCGCTGATCTATCGCAAGCTGCAGCACGTCACCCGCGACCCGAACTACCAGGAACTGCTGCGCTCGGTCGATTCGACCACCGGCATGGAACTCATGGGCCTGCCGGTGAACATCGACACGGCGAAGACCGCCAAGGCGTACTGGACCAACCAGGCCGAGACGATCGCCGCCGGCATCCATCAGCTCACCGAAGTGGAGGCGTTCGCGCGCGACCGCGGTGAGGACTTCATGATCACTTCGCCGAAGCAGCTGGGCGAGGTGCTGGACCGGTACTACGACCTCGAGCTGCCGCGGACCGAGAAGGGCAACCTGACCACGCGGAAGGCGGTGCTCGCGGAGATCGCGCAGGACGGCAACCCCCTGGCGCAGGCCACACTGGACCACCGCGAGGCGGTGAAGCTGGTCAACACCTACCTCGACGCCGTGCTGCAGGTGCCGGACCTCTACCCGGACGGGATGCTGCACAGCGGCTACACCGTGATGTTCACCGCAACCGGCCGGCTGTCGGGCGAGAAGACGTCGATCCAGAACTGGCCGAAACGGCGCAACGCCAGCATCCGCAACGTCATCGAAGCGCCGCGCGGCTACCTGCTGGTCGGCTTCGATTATGGCCAGCTGGAGGCGCGCGTGCTGGCGATGGCGTCGCGCGACAAGGTACTGTGCAGTTCGATCATTTCTGGCGCCGATATCCATACGGAATGGCGTGACCGGCTGTTGCAGCTCTACCCTGACTACGTCGCGCACGTGATGGATCGGCACCACCTTCCCGACACGATCGACGACAAATCATTGATGAAGGCCGCGCGGGACTGCGTGAAAAACGAATTCGTGTTCGCCAGCTGCTACGGCTCGGGGGCTGCGAGCTGTTCGCAGAACATGGGCGTGCCGCTGGCGCTGATGGAGGAGCTGGCGGCGCAGTTCTGGACCGTGTTCAAGGGTGTGCGCGCCTGGCTGAAGGCGCGCCGTGAAGAGTACCAGCGCACCGCGCTGATCCACACGCTGACCGGCCGTGAGCGCTATCAGTCATTGCAGCGTGGAAACGAGATGATCAATGGCCCGATCCAGGGCTCGGCGGCCGACATTGTCGCCGCGGCGATGAACGACATGGTCGACCTGAGCTGGCGGGAGAACGATCCCCACTTGCATCCGCGCCTGCAAATCCACGACGATCTGACCTTTATCTTGCCCGACAGCGCCGAACTGCCGAACTACGTCGAACGCATCAGCGAGGTGCTGCTGAAGGTTCGGTGGCCCTGGCAGATCGTGCCGCTGAGCATCGAAGCCAAGGCCGGCCAGACCTGGGGCGCGATGGACGAGTTCGCCGTGCTCCGAGGAGCTTATAACGAAACAGGGTAATCAATGCCGGATGCAGCGTATCAGCGCGCGTGGCGCGCGAAACAGAAGGCGATCAAGGAAGGCCGGATCGCTGCGACTGAACGGAAACCGCGTGTAGCTCCCAGCAAGGACCAGAAACGGCAGCAGTGGGAACAGGACAACCGCGACATCGCCGACAAGGCGCTGGAGGCGGCGGTGCTGCGCCGCGGCCGGGAACTCACGGAGATGATGCGGACGCCGCTGTGCATGTGGCCGGCGGAATGGAAGGAGGAACCCCATGGACGACTTCGAAGGCCTGAAGCGACGGCTGACCATCGATCCGATGGAACTCGATCAGGAGCTGATTCAACTGCCGATGCTGACGATGGAGGTGATGGAGATCACCACCGATAAGTTACTGGAACGCGATCAGGCCAAGGTGGCCCTGGATCTGGCGATGGCGGAGGCCGCCGACGATCTGCGCGGCAAGCTGATCACCGACGGCAAGGGCAACGCCAAGGTGCGGTCGGAGGCGCAGATCGACACCGAAGTAGCTATGTATGGCACTGTGCAAGCGGCCCAGGAACGCCTAGAACAGGCCAAGCATTCGCTTGCAATGTGGCAAGCACTGGCCGATGCTGTTCGGACCAAACGCGACTCACTGAAAATATACGCAGACCTAACCATCAGCGGATACCTGTCACCGAACTACGCATACGATCAACGCAAAGTCGAAATCCGCAACGCCAGCAACGCTCGACGCCGCCCCATCACCACCAAAGGAGAAGATGCCCAATGGTAGAATTCCACTACCGCAAGCGCGACCCCGCCCAGTGGGACAAGCATGCCCACCAGACCGGCGGCGACTTCGAGACCTTCGTCCAGGACGACTACCGCACCTGGTCGGCGAAGAAGGGCAGCTCGCTGGTACGCATCCTGCCCCCGGTGCACGAGAACGCCGATCACTACGGCATCACCGTCTGGGTGCACTACTCGGTCGGCCCGAATCGGGCCTCGGTGCTGTGCCTGGCGTCGATGCGCAACATGGCGCCGTCGACGATGAAGGACGGCAAGTGCCCGGTCTGCGAGGCACGCACCCGGCTGCTGCGGGCCGGTGACGAAGAAGCGGCCGGCGAGCTGCGCGCCGTGAAGCGCATCCTGGTCTGGATGATCGACCGCAACGACGAGGACCGCGGCGCGATGGTCTGGGCCATGCCGTACACCGTCGACAAGTCGTTCTGCCAGCTGGCGAAGGACGAGAGCACGGGCGAGATCACACCGATCGATCATCCGTACGAGGGCTATGACATCTCGTTCGATCGCAGCGGCGAGGGCCGGCAAGTACGCTACGAAAGCGGCAAGATCGCCCGCCGCTCGAGCCGGGTCGACGACCGCATTCTGGAGTTCATCAGCACCCGGCCGCTGCCCAAGGTGCTCCAGTGGCGGGACTATCAGACGATCAAAGAGCTTTACGAAGGCGGCATCGATCCGGACGAGGCGGAGACACCGGTCCGCCGCCGCACCGCAAACGGCGGCAACACGGCCCCTGCTGAGGAACCTGCTCCGCCGCCGGTCCGGCGCCGCGCGACGACTCTCGACACGCCCCGGACCGAAGGTCGCAGCCGGCGCGACGAGATCAATGAAGAGGTGCCGTTCGACCGGGACGAAGACGAGCCGGAGCCCGTCCCGGTCGCCGAACGGCTGCGCAGCCACCGCTTCTCGCGCAGCACGGAGTAGTCCGTTTTGGGTCCCCGAACTTCGGTTCGGGGATCCGCTTTCATGGAATTTGGAGTGTGCTTTATGGCGCCTGCGCGACGGCCCATTCTGCGGGTCGACAACCCCGAAACTGAAACCCCCAAACCGGCCTCTCCGGTCACCTTTGTATCGACCGGCAGCCGTATGCTGAACCTGGTCCTAGGCGGCGGCTGGCCGAGCGGCAGGATCGTCAACATCGTCGGTGACAAAAGCTCGGGCAAGACGCTGCTGGCCGTCGAGGCCTGTGCAAACTTCACGGCGCTGTCGAGCATTGCACAGGTCCGCTACGCGGAGGCAGAGGCGGCCTTTGACCAGGCCTATGGCCGCCAGATCGGCATGCCCGAGGGGCTCGAACCGGTCACCGGCATCGAGACCGTCGAGGCGGCGTATGGCGACCTCGTCGCCTTCCTGGCCAAGGTCGATCCGAAGTGGCCGAGCCTGTACGTGCTCGATAGTTTGGATGCGCTCAGCGACGAGGCCGAGTCCGCCCGGGAAATCGACGCTGGCTCGTACGGCGCGACCAAGGCGCGCAAGCTGAGCGAGCTGTTCCGCCGCGTGGTGAAGCACGTCGAGCGCAGCAACTGCACGCTGATGATCATCAGCCAGATCCGCGACAAGCTGAACGTCTCCTTCGGCGAGACCAAGACGCGGTCGGGCGGCCGGGCCTTGGATTTCTATGCCAGTCAGATCCTCTGGCTGGCGGAGACCGAACGGCTGAAGCGGAGCGTGCTCGGCGTCGAACGGACCTACGGGATCCAGGTGCGGGCACAGGTCCGCAAGAACAAACTGGCGCCGGCCTTCCGCGAAGCCGACCTCTCGCTAGTCTACGGCTATGGCGTGAACGACGCGATGTCGATGCTGGCCTGGCTGAAGCGGCACAAGCTCGACCTGCGCGAGCGCGACAAAGAGCTGCAGGCGATCATGCGCCGGCACGACCGCGCCGCCCTGCTGACGCTGGAGGACGACCTGTTCGCCGACGTCGCGCAGCGCTGGAGCGAGATCGAAGCAGCCCTGGCATCCGGAATGAGGAAGTACCCATGACCGAAGAACAGTTCATGGCCATGGCGGCGCAGGCCGACGATATGCGCGCCCGGCTGTTCCTCGAACACTGCGTCGGCACGGAGGACGAAACCGAATCGGTGGTCCAGCTGGTGACCCAGCTGGTCTACCAGGCGGCGTACTGCCTCGGGCAGGTTTATGGGCAAAACAAGACCCGGGTGATGAAGCACCTGATCATCCTGGTCGTGCAGCTCCTGGAGGACCTCTCAGAGCCCCTGCCGAACTGATGCGGCCCGGAGCCTCCAAGCAGAAGGGGAACCGCTGGGAGCGCGCCTGTGGGGCGACGCTGAGCCTGTGGATCTCTGGGGGCGAGCGCTCCGATCTGTTCTGCCGGACCGTACTCTCAGGCGGCCAGTTCACCGTCTCGGAGGGCGCCGGCATCCCCGGCGACCTCATGGCCAACCACCCGGCGGCGTTCAGCTTCATGGCGTTGTTTTCGGTGGAGGCAAAGCACCGGGCCTCGATCGAGCTCGAGCGCTACCTGCTCGACCCGGGGGGCAAAAATTTCCTGGCCAAAGTGTTCCAACAAACCCGGGACCAGGCCTTGCGCGTGGGGGTAAGCCCGATGGTGATCGCCAAGGCCAACCGGATGCCGGCGATCGTCCTGCTGGACTATGCGGTCGGGATGGCGGCGCGCGACGCGGCGATCCGTGGCACCTTCCGCTGGCATGCGCTGCACAACAATGCGGTGGTCATGACCACCTTGGCACGGCTGACCGGCAGCGTGCGGCCGACGCTGTTCCTGGAGCTGGTTGGCAAGCTGCAGGCGGCGCGGCCGGTATGATTCTCACGGCGGATCTCCACCTCACCGACAAGGCGCAGGACGAGTACCGCTGGGCCGTGTTCGAGCGGCTGCGCGTGCACGCCGACGGCCAGGTGTTCATCTTGGGGGACCTGGCCGATCGCGCGGATCGGCATTCCAGCCGCCTGGTGAACCGGCTGATCGACGAGCTGACGACGCTGGCCGCGGACAATGCGGTGACGATCATTGCAGGGAACCACGATCGCGG